GTGTGCCTTCTTTAGTAGGCCATTGCCTTTCCTTGGCATTGTCATCTCTAGCGATATACTTATGTGATTGACTTAAACAATGAGTATAAGATGGGAATTCCATCCACTCTAGTTGCTCAATTGTGTCGTACATTCCAGCTTTGATCATCCATTGAAGTGCCTTAAATTTAGGTTTAACTCCTCTGTCTTTGACAATCTTAGTGTAAATGTGTTTACATAAATCGTAGAAACGCTTAGAACATCCGATTGACGCTAAAGCTTGACCAACAGCGGAAGCTGCTAATCTACCATAGTCTTGTGGGTGTTCTGGAAAAAACAAATGTCTTAGTAAATCTTCTTCAGTACGCCAGGGTATTCCTCCGTCGTTGAAAAAAGATAGTACGCTCATTCCGGTTAAACGATCTTGAATTGATGATTTCTTTTCACTGATAACAGCGTTGAAATAATGTAATGCTACTTTAGCTAGCATGTCAAGAAAGTTTGGTCCGTAGATGCGGAACATTCGTTCGTAGAAACCGAGTATTGAGTCGTCGCCTTGAAAGCGAGCCCAGAAAGTCTCTGATTCAATGTTAACTCCTAATGCTGTGAGGCACGTAAGTAACATGATCGCGTTGACGAATGAATCCATCAACTGAGTCTGCTGGTATCCAGATCCAAATCCGGCGTATTGCCAGGTCCAGAGTGTGCCATCAGGTAATAGAATCGGTGTCTGCGTAATTGCAGCGCACATCCATTCCCAAAGGCGCTCTAGGCGTCTTGGATCTCGGGGTGTGGCTTTGGGCCAAACGCTGGTGGGCCAGTATCGTGTAAAGTCGAAGTATTTTCTCCACATAGTATGAACTATACGGATAAGTTTATGTAACATTCGCTTATCGAACTTGCTCCAGTCGATGCCTATGAAAGTATTCGGGCTGCCATGTTTATGCGCTTCCGAAAATAACTTTCGCCATCCTCCTCTAGGTATTTCTCTTCCCCATAACATATTGCCTGCATCGTCATTTAGATACGTCTTCTGTAGTGGCCAGATAAACATAAGTTCAACCATGAGTAGTAATTTGGGTGCTCCAAATACAGCTCTGATCTTGTCAGGTTCATTCTGAGCTACGACGTGTGATCGTGCATGTAATGTGTTGTATTGGTACGGGATAGGTTTGCCATCTTTCCAGAAAGCATCTTCTCCTTCTTTGATTTGATGTACCAGGGGTCGGTTATAGACGAAAATCTCATTATAGAGATTGTGAAATGAAACTTTTGAGTCCTTGATGATACCGTGCTTTTGTTTGAGCTTAAGGTATTGTGCTACTGTAATGTGGCCATCAGGGGTTGGAAATCTCGAAAGATCTTCATTTAACTTAGGTGAAAAAGACTCTCCATCGATATCTCTGCCAGTTGGCTTGAATCGAAAGGTTGGATCAGTCCAAGGTGCTTCAGCTGAGGGTTTCAAGTTGAAAGGGTAGTATCTTGTGTCCGGCATGGCAACAGGGTGAAGTGTTGTCGGTGGTCGAAACATTTGTTCAACTACTCTAATTGCCCGGTCAAGATGGTGATCTTCGATCAAAGTGTGCTCTTCTTGCTCGATAGACATAAAGTCTGCGATAAGTGCGGCCTCACTATTGGCTGATCGTCTGTTCGTAAGAACTTGATCTACTACATATTGTGGGTAAAACTTGAGAAATTGGCGTTCTAGCCATTCGTTCCTCGCCTTCATGAACTCCTCCGTTGCTTCGTAGGGATTCTTGATTGGCATCCTTTTGTGATTAAGTCTGTTAATACATCTAAGGTTCGTCATTGTGTGTGTTTGATTGTTATTGTCTCTTTCGGTCCTTGGGTTGTGAGAAAATTGTTGAATCGGTGCAAATTGCCTGCGTTCTCTCC